GTAACCATTCCTGAGTTGATACCAGTTATCCATCCACCGTAGTTACCAAGATTATTATTAAATTGACTGAGATTAGTAGGTCTTGCTGCTGTCAATGCATAAGGTGCTAAACTACTTGCAGTTATAAAACCATTTGGATTAGTTGAATTATAAGGTACATATCCCAAAGCATTAGTAACAAGTGTTGAACTAATTTGTGTTAATGCTCCATTCTCAACACCAATCAATCTATTATTCATTTGATTGATTGTGTAGGCATTGAATGTATCAGTTAATGTTGCATTACTGAAAGAACCACCTAAATTAGCATAACCGAATACTGTTTGTATTAGTCCACCAGATCCAGAACCACCAGAAGTAACACCAAATGCACAAACTTCACCTTTAACAGATAAATTACCATTACTATCTAAAGTCATTAAATCAGTGAATGTTCCATCTGTATTAACAGTTGAAAAATTTCAACCATTATCGGTTAACAAATAATTAGAAAGTGGTAATTTTATCACACCATTAGCACCAGCCAAATTAGTTGACTGTGCTACTAATGATAAATAATTAAGTGGTACATAAGCACTACCAGAACCACCAGAACTATAATTATTAATAGCAGTAGTTGTTGAACCTCTTTGTAAGGCTATATTTTTACTTTGAAATTCCATTTTATTATTGTTTTACTGTTGTTTCTGTTATTTCTTTGATACTATATTCAATAGATTAGTATCATTTTTTATATCTATACTCATACCATCAACAATAAATTTTTCAGTTGGAAAAATACTATTTATTGTTAGTAATGAATACGGTTTAAATATATTAGCCAGCGTTATATTTAGTTTTTTGGCTGGTGTTGAATACTGATTCACATAAGACTGGATAATGTTGTATTCTTGTTTCTGGTCAATTCCTAAAGCCTTTGTTTTGATACTTTGATTGTATGTATAATCTGTACCTATTTTTTGAATAACAGATGAATAATTCAATCCTTTATTTGTATCACTACATACTTTTAAATTCATATCAGAAAATTCATTTACAAACGCTGTATTGATTACGTTTTTATATTCTGTATCTGTTTCCGCTTTTTTCTCACTTGTAGGTTTAACTAACTTGATGTCAAAATCTTTCAATCATACAGCACCACAAGTACCACCCTTATATATTTCAGATGGTTCATATAATGAAAACTCAATATCACCGAATAACATATCTGCCTTTTTAATGGTTATTTTATTACCAACTTCATTTATAAATGCTGTTGTATCAACTTCGTTTAATATGTTTTTCCAGTTGTTATAAAGATGTCCATCTTTGTATTCAAACTTAATTGGGAAAGTCATTTCAATATTAGTTCAATACTTTTGATAACCGTTCCAGTATTTATTTCCGATCTTTAATTTTGCATATAATAATACGTAAGTTGATAAATAATAATCACCTGTAGATGCTTTTTTACTTTCATCTATATAAGCTACATTAACCGCTGAATCCCAATAAGCAGAGCCACTAATTATTAAATAGTAATCATCATAAAAATAACTACCCTCATTGCTTGATGAATATTTCAGTACAACATTATTTGTACAGTCAAGCCAAGTTTGTAAAGGTAATGCGCCAGTTGGTGCAACATATCCAGACCTATAAAGACAAACATAATCAGAGAAACTAACAGAAGAACTTAATGCTACATTATTTTCATAGTTTGCCATTCTTACAAAGGATGCACCCTCTTTAGTTGATATTGTATCATAATCAAGTTCGGTTAATTCAGACCAAGTACCACCAGTTTTATTATATGTTTTGTATTTATCATTTTTGAAATATTTAAACACATAGTTCTTACTTCCATAAGTTTTAGGAATAGAAGAAAACCAGTTTGTTGTTCCTGTTACTTTTGTAATGTTGGTTAGATCATCATCAGAAAAAAACTCTGGTATCAAACTATCATTTGTGCTTACACTGGTTTTAATGCTTACTTGATTATAAACCTCAGCTAATTCAATACTAGCACCATTCGATTTAAAACTTTCATTTGTAACATCTACTGTATTACTTAATGTTGTGTAGCCAGTTGAATAATTCAACCAATTGTTTGCAGTAGTATAGGTATGATAGTTTACAAATCCACCTTTTATATAATCATAGTTCAATATATAAACCTCATCACCATCTGCTACAATTGTATAGTTTAGGAATTGAAGAAGCTGTGTTAGTACTTCTTTGTATGTTATTGCTTCGTTATCATCAAAGAAATTTTGCTCAGCTACGAGTAATTTATCTATGATTTTTTGATCTTCAAAGCCCGGTAAATAGTTGTTTTCATTCACGTATATTTTAGAATAGCAATTACACTTTTTGATGATATGAATCAATAAATCTTCAAAGCTTTTTATCTTTCTGTTTACCAGATCAACCGTTTCAAATTTGTAATTGTCTAATGTACTCAAACCATCTATTGCTTCAAGTTCAATACTTTCATAATGTTGTTCAAAGCCTTGTGTATATATGTTTGGTGTCAAGTAACCAACTCATTTAATCAGATTATTATCAACATCTTTCAAAGTCATTTTAGTACCTTGTGCAGTTGCTGAATAAAGGTTGAAATTGTAACTATCAGATATAATTGTACAAGTTGCATTTGATAATTTCAACGGTTCGTAAATTGTACTATTTGTATTTAATTCGATTTTAAATGGTTCATCTGAGAAAATAATCTCAGATGTTCCACTATTACCATCATTCACATTTATATCCACTTGATATAAAGTGTTACTTATATTTTTAAATTGTCCTGTGTAAATCATATTACTTTGCTTTGCTTTTTATATTATCATAGTTAGTTAGAACGCCTTTTAAATTCTTTCCCTCAATAATAAATTTTACTTCACTATTATTTGTTGTAGTTCAATTTATACCACCTTGACCATTTAAAAGAGCAAATAGTGTACTTTGTTGACCTTGATTTAATATCATTTCACCAGCATTTACTCTAGCTAGTATTTTATCACCAGAAATAGAACCACCTTGTACAATACCACCGTTTGCAAACTTTGGAATACTTGAAGCTAATATAGCACCTTGCATTACTCCAATTTGAGCCAATGCTAAACCTTCACCTACAAAGGGAATAAAAGCATAAGCTGCTGCTGTTTCTGCTGCCATAAGTCCAGTATAAGAAGCTGTTTCTGCAACATTGGTTGCAATTTTAGCTGCTGCTGTTCCCGCTTCAATTCCTGCTTGTGTTTGTTTTGCTGCTGTCAAAGCAGTGGTTACTGCTGTAAGGTCTTTAATAGTTTTTACAACTGACATTATACCATCCAGCGTATTAGTTAATGCATCTCATATTGCTAGAAACTTTTCAAATCCAGAAGCATCTACATTATTAAGTGTATCAGTTAATGCTTTAAATCCTTCATACATATTTTTAGCACTACCAGCAATATTTTTTATACCCTCGTATATACCACTATTTAATTGTTTCTGTAGGTCTTTTATATCCTTCTTAACCTGCATTAGTTTTAATGCTTTGGACAAGTCTGGTGCATTTAATAATGCTTTATTTAGTGATTCAATTAAATCATCTGCTTGACCGTGAAACTGTGCTTTTAGTTTACTTAGATCACCACCCGCATCAGCTATTTGTTTTTCAATATTCTTTACACCTTTATCACTAAATTCTTTTTCAATGGCTTTTATAAAATCGTCATTTTGCTGATTTTTATCCTCTTGTTTTTCAACATCTGACTTTTTATAATCAAATGTATGATCTATTGGATTACTCTGAGGTAGTACAAAAGCAAAATCTTTTTTAGCTAAATCTGCTTGTTTCTGTTTTACTATTTTCACTAAATCATTAGTCGCAAAATTTACTCCTTTGATTGTTGAAATAGTTCTTAATGTTTCATCAACAATACCAGACATAGCATTAGTATATTCATCTTGTGTGATTATACCATCTTTTAAATATCCGTCTTGTTCAGTTAGTTTTTTAAGATAATCTTCTTTAGCTGTTTCAATTTTATCATCAGTAGAGGATAATGGTTTATAGGCTTGAATTTGTCCATAAATAACATTAGTTTTAGCTTCATCTTTCGTTAAGATTCCGCCGTAATTCTTTTTACCATCTTCTACGTGCTTATCAAATAATTCATTGTATTTCTTTTGTGATATTACACCGTTAGCTAATTCATTATTTAGTTTTTGAGTTTCTTTTACATAAGCATCTTGTACAGAATCAATTTCTTTTTGATGTTTTTGTACTTCAGTATCTTCACCAGAACCAGCACCTAAACCACTTAAATTAGTATCGGTTGTTTCACCTGTATTTTTACCAAGTTCAGATTTTAATTTGTTCTTTTCTCTAGCTATATCATCTCTAACTTTTAATAGAGGTGTTAGTTCATCTAAATAACCAGCTCTTTCTTTTACTAATCCACTATCTACACCTTTGCCACTATTAAGATCTTTTCCTAACTGATTATTAATTATATCAATCTTACTTTGAGTTTCGGCAATTCTATCATCATTAGGATTCTGTTTATTTAGTAAATATTGATACCTGCTTTGTTTATCTAAGAGGTCTAAACGCTCTTTGATTTTTACGTTAATATCACCGTTGATTTTTAAGCCGTTTTTATCAAATTGATAATTAGTACCTAAAATAGAATTTATTGTTTTTAGTGCAGTTTGACGCTCTTTTAATGAAGTATTAGTGTCATTTACAATCTTCAAAGAGTTTTTAATCTCGTTTGATTGACTGTTTGTTTCAACTGCATTTTTTAAACCAGATCTATAATCTGTTCAAATTGCTTTTAGTTCTTTAGCTTTCTCTGCAAGATTTGAAAAGTGTTGATATATTGCCATTGCACCACTAAATAATATCATTGGTAAGAATGACATAAAAGCAGTTTTAATTGCTAAACCTACAGTTTTAAAAGCGAAATTAGAGGTTAAACTAAATTTGTTTACTGCTGCTTCTTGTTCAGCATAAGATTTTGCTGCTGCAAGTGATTCATCTAAATATCTTTTTTGAGATTTCTTAGATAAATTACTATTTGCTAATTCCTGTACAACTGCACTTTTTTCTGCTTCTACAGCCTGTTTAACGTAACTAGTAGTAGCTGCTGTTGATATTGATGTGTAACCTTTTTTAATAGCTCCAAAAGCTTTACCTACAATAATAGTTACTGCTATATTTGTAATAGTATCACCAACTAATTTAAAGTGTTCGGTTATCCATTTAAAAACCTCAGAAGTTTCATTTACTATAGTTTTATAAATGTTACCCACATTTAATTTAGCTGTTAGTTCTTCAAAACTGTTACCAATTCTATTTAAAGCACCACCTATTGTATTGGTGTCAACATTACCAAATGCTTTTTCTAGTTCTGCACCAAATTTAGGAAATACATCACTAGCTAATAATTGACCGTGTTTAGCCATATCTCTCAGTTTTTCAACTGATACACCCATAGCTTTAGCCATAATTGAAAGTGATTCTGGTAAAGCAGAACCAAGCCCAGCAATTAAGGGTTTGAGTTGAATTGTACCCTTTTGCATCATCTTTGACATAGCATCAAAAACTTCTGCTTTTTTATCACCGCTTGCACCTGTTGCTAACAATGCAGCATTTAATCCGGTGAATAATGTTTGCTGATCTTTTAAAGGGATATTACTAGTTTTTGCAGATGCTGTAAACTTTGCAAATGCACCAGTCATTTCGTTTATACTTAAACCAAACTTCTCACTAGTTTCAATTATATATTTTTGATTCTTTCCGTATTCTTCTCATCCACCAGAAGCCACTTTTAAAGCCTTGTTAACTGCTGCTGATTCTCTAGCAACAGTTATCATTTCCTTTATAATATGCTCAAAACCTAGCCCTGCACCAAGTACACCAGCCATTTGTAAAGCAGTAGATTTTATTTCTCTAAAACCGTTTTGAATTTGTGCTTGACCTCTTTTAAAATTTTCTGTTAGTAGATTTACTGCTACCCCAAAACTTAAATTATTTGCCATACTATTATTGTTTTTGTTTATTTATTTTATCAATTAGATCTGCACCAGCTTTAAACATATCTGGAAGTTCTTCAGCCATAATTTTGAACTCTGTTTTATCTTGTTCTAATTGTTTTTCAAGTTCCCAAGGTAGAGGATAAAATTTAGAAGGACTATTTATTTTTGAGGTGTCTATGTGAGGTATAACAGATAAATAAGTTCATAGTCTGCTACTTTCCATTTGTTGCTTCACGCTCTTATTATAGGCTTCCATATATAAAGAAATATCGTTTATACTCATTTCATTCATTACAAAATTTATATCCAATCCAACATTCACTACTAGTATTGCAGCTATATCTTTTATAAATATTACTTCTCTTTCTGGTTGTTCTTCTGTAACCTCTTTTACTTCTTTATTTGCAAATAAATCTATCAATTTAATTTCTGTGCTTAATTTATCCGAAATGGTTTTGCTTATCTTCTTACTCTTTATTAGCTCTAAAAACTCTTCATAAGTAAATACATCTGGATTGTTTGAAAGTACTATACAGTACATCAATTTCAATAAATCATCTGTATTTGTATAGTCTATTTCATTGAATGATTTATTAGTAAACTGTTCAAATTTGATGATACTTTTAATGTTTAATTTTATATTCATATATCAATTTGAATTTAAAACAAAAGGCGGTATAATCACCGCCTTTTAAATTTTTGATCTTATTACGCTGACACTTTAACCAAAGCACCAGAACCTTCTAAAGATACAGAACAAGATACTATTGCATTATCTTCTGCTTTCATAGTTAAAGATGTAATGTGTGCTGTTCCTGTATAAAGACCTGTTCCAGTTAATGCAAAAGTTGCAGGATCTGCAAGTCCAATTGTAAAACTAACAGAACTACCTGCTATTTGACTAGCTAAAAGAGTATCGAATGAAGTATCACCCGCTACAGTTGTATATAAAAAATCTGATGAAATTGTATAAGAAATTTGTCCAGCTAAACTAGCTTTTCAATTTCCTGACATTTTATTAGTTGTATCAATTGATGCTGCACTAATTGATAAATCACAAGTTTTTGCAAATGCAATAGGTGTTGAGCCTACAAATAACATTAAGTTATTACCTTTTACTAAATCGGTATTTGAATTATATGATGTTGACATTTTTATTTTGTTTTATTGTTTGTTATTTGATTTCAAACTGTAAAGTCTGAATATATTTTTTATCTATTAAATCCTCAATTGAATCTACTAATCTACATTCATAATTGTAGTTGTCTTTATTTTGGTGAATACCTTCAATTAAATCATTTAAGGCTTCTGTTATTGCAATACTTCTGTCATAATCTTCTGAAACAATTATAAAAGTAACATTACATTTTTCCTCATAAATTCCAAATTGAGTGTGTTGTTTAGCGTACTTTTCCCTATAATAAATTATAGTATCGCCTTCTGTTCCTTCTGGTGCAACTATTGGAAATACATTAGTACCTACTCAATTAGTTAGACCACTATCTGCAACAATTAATTTTCTTAATTCTGTTGTAATTGAAAATTTTGTAAATGCTTTTGTAATCATCTTACCCTTTATTAATTATGTTTGTAATTGCTCTTTCAATACCACTATAAACTTTTTCAATTGCAGCGGTTTCGTTTAATTCAATAGCATCTTTTCAGAAACTATTACCTTCTACTTTCCCCCTGTTTGCTCCACTTTTAGTAGTTCTTACTTGTGTACCCATATCTAAAAGATGTGCGTGCATACCTAATTGATTGAATCCAGCAATTGCTCCTAAACTTGAACGTTTTAGTTTGTTTTTAAAAGACTTCAATAAATTACCAGAATCACCTTTTTTGGATTTCATTCTATCTCTTAGATTCTGTTTACCTGCATTAATAAACAATCCTGTTGCATCTTTTAAACCTTGACCTACAACTTTATCTTTTTGAAAATCCTTTAGATTATCAATAGCTTTGTAAACTCGATCATAATCAATTAATGTAGTTTGAATTTCCATTTTATTTATTAATTTTTTCTAGTATAATATCAATTGAATTATCAAATAGATTTCTATCAAAAGAGTTTATTTTATAATCATTCTTTTCATATTCAACAATTAATAATTCAGATAATAGTTTATTATATCTAATCTTAAAAGCTATTGTATTACTATGAAATAATTCTTTAGAATCTAATGAGTAATTACCAGATTGTTTAACTTTAGCTGCTCTGCATTTAAGTAGTTCAGTTAAGTGTTTTGTAACTGCTCCCGATTCAGATTGTACAGTTTGATTTTCTTTAAATATTAAACTATATAACAGTGTTCCCGCTGGTATCATATAAATTTAGTTTGAATAGTTTTTGTAAAAATCTAAAAGGTATCTATAGTTAAAAGGTATTTCTGTAGTTTTACTTGCAAAACTTATCATTTCCCTGTTTGCATATAAATTACCAATCATTAAAAGCATTGCGTGCAATAATGGCAAGGGTAGAACCTCACCATTAATTGCAGCAACATCAACTAATTTTTGATTTATATGTAATTCAACAGTTGCTTCTGCCACTTGAATTAGTGAAGTGATATAAATATCATCTTCAATAAATTCTGCTTCCAGATTCAAGTGTTTTTTAGCTTGTTCGATTGTTAAATACATATATTATAGACTATTTTAAAATAGCAGTTATAAAAGATTCATTTCTACGAGGTTTAGCATCAAAATAAGCATTGATTACTAAACGAACTTTACCATTAGCTGCTTGTGTGTAAGGATCAACTGTCAAGTCAATTCCACCCCATTGTCCAATAACATAATCTTCAAAACATCCAAAGATTACACCTTTAGAAGGTACAGCAGAAGTTGACAAAGTATTATAGCCGTTAATTTCTGTTCCTTCCATTAAATAACCTGCTGCAACACCTGCTGCTTTAAGAGTTGATTTAAATTTACCTTTTGCAGATGGTGAAACGATAAACGTTTTCTTTCCAGTTACATTAGCAGATTCTAATATTGTTTCCATAGCTACAACTTCTAAATAACTTACATCTTCTGTATCAACAGGAGTACCATATAAAAGTCCAGAAGGTTGAGTTGTAGAACCAGCTACAGAACCTAATACAGTCGATTCTAATTTGTTTGAAATTGCTTTTACAATATCAGATTTAAGCATTGATTCAGCACTAATTGAATCTTGAATCAAGAACTGTTTAGAAATATCTAAAAATGCAGTGATTCTTTTTGGTTCTAAAGTTACTTCTGTGAATGAACCAGCACCATCTGATGCACCAGCAGTTTCACCTGCTCACAATACATTTGATCCAGAATAAGCAGGGATAGATACAGTACCAGTTAAACCAGTCATATATGTTGCACCAGCTTGAACCATTACTAGATTAGCTCTAAGAGGTTCTAAAATTCCAAGTTTATCTTCTGCTACTACTTCTTGTCCAGCAGTTGCTACTGTTGCAGAAATTGTTGCTCTGGTTTCCATTGGTAATACAATTTGACCTTGTGTGTTTTGTCCAGCTTTACGAAATTCAGCTTGCCCTGCGTTAGTAATTTCTAATGCTCTTTCGTCTAGTTGACGGTTGTTAGCTACATCATTAATAGCTTTCAATAATGAAAAATTTTCCATAGTTTGTTTTTGTTTTGTTGTTACTTTATTAAGGTTTCTTTTATTATCTTCTTCGATCTTTCTGATCTCAGCATCAATAGTTGCTAACTCTTTAGTAATTTCATCAAATTGAATACTTTCTAAATCGTTAAGTTTTCTAGTTTCTTTTTCAGCATTAGAAATTAATTCTGTTGCTCTTACTTTTAATAGATTTTTATCATCTAATAACTCTAGTGTGTTCTTCATTAGTTTAATTTGTTTTTTAAGGTTTTATAATATCCAGATAAATCTTCTGTATTCAAATCATTCATTTTTCTAAGTGCTACTGTTGTGTCTGGATAGGCTTCTTTATAAACTGGTGAAACGTCAAAAATTTGTTTAAACTTTGTAATCTTTCTAAGATAACCAGTACTTCTTTTTTCCCATACATCACTATCAATAGTAAATGCAAAGCTTGAAGTGGTAATATCACCACGTTTTAAACCTTCTAAAAGTTCATCACCTAGTGAAGTGTTAGGTGCTTCAAATCTGTATTTCAAACCTACATTATCAACTTCTAATTTTAATGAACCAACACCAAATTTTGAGCGTGCCAAAACACCTCTATCTTCACTGTGATTTAGTAAACAAAGTATATCAGATTGTTCTAAAATACCATCTAATGCTTCTGGTTCTATAACCTCAACAAAACCCCCTAAATCCCTAGATTCTTTATTAAATTTTAAAGCATACCCTTCTACGGTTCTGCTGTTTTCTGTAGTTCTTAATTCTCAACTACTGTTTCGTAATTCCATCATTTTTTTGTGTATTTACAATTTGTGTTTCTTTTACTGCATTTTGCAGCGTAATAGTATTTACTTGTACAAAACTATTATCACCATTATCTATAGCAGGTAAATCTAATTCCTTTCTAATTTCGTTAACTGTCATTACACCAATTTGGAAAAGCTTATTAAAATACTCTGCTTGTGATACTTTATCGGCTCTCAATAAAACAGAAGTATCAAATCTAACATCTATAGTATCTCGTTCAGATGGTTTATATAGTTTGCGTTCAAATTCCAGTTCTATCTTTTCTAATAAAGGGGAAAGTGTATCTGTGAGGAATGCTAACTGTGTAGCTTCTACAGTTGCATAATTAGCTTGTGTAAGATCAAAACATTTCATTGGTGAAACACCAAAGAATCTACAAACATCAATTACATTAAATTGTCTTGTTTCTAAAAGTTGTGCATCTACAGGACTAACTGTTATAGGTTGAAAATTCATATTACCTTCTAATACAGCTATCCCGTTAGGTGTTCCAGTAGAAGCATTAAATGAAGTTTGTCAAGCTGCTTTTAAATCTTGTTTTTGTTCTGGAAGTAGTGAACCATCAACTTTTAAAATACCTGCTAAATTAGCACCACCTTTAAAAAATCCTGCTGCGTGTGCTTCTGAATCTGTAGCTAACCCAAGTGTTAACCTTGCGTGTTCCAGTGTACTTATTCCACGAATACCATCATAACTAAAGTTTAGTATATGAATCATATTAATAGGCTCTACTAAAGCATTAAAACCAGTAATTGAATACATCAATTTATTATTTTGTATATCTGTTGTAACTACTGTTACTCACGAACTATCTATAAATTGCAATGCTATTACATTACCGCTTCGATCTCTTTCTATATAAGCATAAGCATTACCCTTTAAAAGTACACTTTGAACTAATGTTTTCATAAAAGTAAACCTGCTCATTTTATTGTTCGGTTCACTATTTAAAAGTCT